GTATAAAGTGGGAGTATCTTGGAGAAATGATGGACCCCAAGGTAAATAGAATAACCTATGAGGAGGTTATAAATGATGCAAGCACATCTACAAGACCTTTACGTGAGGAAGAAGGGTCTAGACCTAGAGTGGGAGCAGGAGCATCTTAAAGAGGGTAGATATACTCTCAATATGGTTAAGATTGACAGAAAAGTAAGAGAAGTAATTAGCCATATAAAACTTGTTGAGGCTAAAAAAGCTCATCAGCAAAATATTTTAGAGGATGCGGCTCCACAAGTTTCAGTAGCTACTTAATAAAAAGCTACATCGTTGGAAAAAACTACTCCACATTACAGGCCCTCTTGCACTCTACTAAAAACTGTTGTACAAAAGTCACACTATACAAATTAAAATAAATTAAATGTAGACGCGTATAGTCGACATCCCTAGGGACTACATTTATATATTCTAGGAGGAATATAATCATGGCAAACACAACTTTTAGTGGACCGGTTAGAGCAGAAGGTGGATTTAAACAAGTATCCAAAAGTTCTACAACTGGTGCATTTACAGATCAATTAACTGTTGACTCAAGTGGTAACCTAGCTCAAACAACTGGTGTTCACAACTTGATAACTGATGTAGAAAGCATTACTACAGCAACTAAAACTTTAACTGCTGCAGATACTGGAACTACATTTTTATTAAATAGAGCTGGTGGTATTGTAATAACTTTACCTACTGCAGCTTCTGGTTTAAAATATAAATTTATTATCGGTACAACTTTTACAGGTACTTTTTCAATTGATGGTGCTAGCGCTAACGACATTTTCACAGCTGCATCAACAATTATTATTTCTGATAAAGATGCACCCGGAACAGTTAGCTTAAAACAGTTTCATGCTGATGGATCTGATGACGATAAAATGACTATGGACGCTGATACAAAAGGAAGATTTTTAGGTGGCGAAATAGATTGTTTAGGTATCGCAACAGGTGGTCAAGGCAGTGCAACAGCAGTATGGCAAATGAATGGTTTTACTTTCGGAGACGG